CTTTTTTTGTTCATCTTCTGTGAAAGCGAGCATCCGGTTTAGTTTAAATAACTCAAAGTCTCCCCACCCTGTCCGAAAGCGGTATTGGATTTGGGTCTGTGATAATCCCAGAGAACGTCCAAGCACCGCCATTGATGTCATATCATTCCTTGCCATTGCTGACCTCACAACACGGTTCACCGTTTTCCGGTATGTCTCCGGGTTGTCGGATAGCCGGTCTAATTTTGTTCTTGGCATAAAATCCTCCCCCTTGCTTTTTCCCTTTGGAGGCTGTATACTGCTCTCAAAGGGATTGTCGTGTGGTGCCTCAACCCTTGCCCTCGTCGTGCTGCGAACACGGCGGGGGATTTTTTAGGCATCCTCCGGGTATGCACTGGACACCAGCTCCTTCAGTTCCATCAAATGAATGCCAGGGTCATGTGCCGCCCGATCAAGTGCGTCTCGCCAAGAAGGTCAGCAGTCCACTTTGCTGGCATACCATTGTCACCTTCTTTCTGTTTTGGTAGAATAGCCGCAAAGGAGGTATAAAAATGGAAAATGAATTAGTTAATGCGATATCTATTAACACCACTATCATTGCATCTGTAGTTTCTATTGCTGCCGTTTCTATTTGCTCCGTTCTTTCGGCTTTTATAACCCAACGTGGAGCACGGAAATCAAAACAGGCAGAATTGATACTTCAGGAGACGATTTCTGCCTATTACGAACTGCTGAAAGTAGGCGGTGAATTTTCTGATACCTTCAATCAACAACAGGTGACCAGATTTATGGACGCTTATACAAAAGCGCTTCTATTCGCGTCACCTGGATCTGCTGAACTGATACGCTCATATAAAGATAGCATCACACTTATTTCCACTATGAAATTGAATCCACCCCCAAATTTTTCAAAGTTACTTTCTGAATATGAAGAAATTACAGAAAATTTGGTAATCTCTATGCAAAAAGATTTAAGAAAGTAAGTCATGTACCATGACCACCAAGAGCATGACCGTCAGTATCAGTGACGGTAGCGCAATGAGCCAAGGTTTGTTGCTCTCCGGATGTTGCTTTATAATGTCGCATGATATTAGAGAAGAAAACATAAACGCTAATGACATGATTAGATAAATCAGTAAGCGCACTGTCAGCACTGATGCTTACCCCCCCCTCATACACCTTGATCTTCAGAATGTGCAAACAGCTCACGTTTTTTTGAAATTTAGCTTTTCCCTCCATGCTTTTCTGTGTTACAATCCAGAAAGAAGGGAGGTGAAACTGTGGAAATTAACCTAACAAAAGATGCAGATAAGGCTATTTGTTTGATTTATAAGGAATATCTCGCAAGGAGAGAATCCGGGGCATCGAAGAAGACTGCAAAAGATTTTTCTTCCCGCGACCAATGGCCTGAATCTTTTCCGAAAGATGCTGGATTACCGGACTTTTTAGAATCGCTAAACGAACTCAAGTCGAAGGGGTTCGTGAAGAGATTTGTCCTCGGAGGCTTCCAACTTGAAGATGAAGGAATCATCTACATGGAACAGAGATTTCCGGGCGGTATTTCTCAAATCCTTGATTGGCTCGGCAAAATCAAGTCCGCTATTCCGTTTGCATAGGGACTGCACCGTAATTCTCAATATCTACATTTTCAACGATGACTCGGAGCTCCACCTCCGGGTCTTCGCCTGCTTTTGCGATGATTTTGAACCCAGTGCAACACACGATCTCTTTTTCTCCAAGAAACATTTTGTCTTTTGTTACTCTAAAAGTGTCCATCATTCTCACTCCCCTCACTCTATTTGCGTGCGCAGTTATTTTTGGATTTGATTCTGCTGCCCTCTATCATTGGAGGGCTTCCTTTTCTCCGTTGGTGCTGCTGTCTTCTGAAAGAAGCTCGTCTACAGTTACGCCAAAATGCTCTGCCACTATACGAATATGCCTGGGGTGCGGGGTTACTCCGGATTTCCAGTTGGCAATAGAGGATTGATGTACGCCAATTTCCTTTGCTAACCGGTAGTTTGTTTCCCTGTGCTTGGCTTGCAAGACAGAGAGATTTTCAGCAAACGACAAAATATCACCTCCTAAATTAGAGTATTCCGTTGACAACTACTCCAAACTGTGATACTCTAATTTTGCTACAAGTTAGAGTACACGCCTTTCATATTCACCCTTCTGTATCTCGGGGTGGACGGGTTTTTGCGCCCTATTGCAAGACTAATTATAGAGTATTTTTAGAGTAATGTCAATCTTTTTTAGATTATTTCTAGATTAAATTTAGACCAATTTTTGAGGTAATTTCTATGGACTTTTCACAATGGCTTAAGCGCGAGATCGAGGAATTAGAAATCACAAACTATGAGTTGTCCAAGAAAGCAGTTGTCCACCAAACCACAATCGCAAATATTTTGAATGGAGGAAAGCCTCATGGTACAACAGAAAAGAAACTGAGAGCGGCTATAGAACAGTTCAGGGCCGAAAAAAATCCCGACCTCCAAACGGAGGCCGGGATGGACGATTTGACAAAGGATATTTTAAGTGAACTTGAAGGAATGAGCGATGCTGAATTGCTTTTAGTTAAAGAGCGAATCAAAAAGATTAAGGAGTCCAGAGAATGAAAATTGAACGAGTAGTTACAAAAAATCGAGACGAGGAATCGACCTCCAAAATCATCCAGAGTTTTATTGATCTTGGTTGGGCTTATACCGGGATTTCGGAGCTTGGTAATGGCTATATCCTCAGATTTGATTGGGATAAAGAGACTCCGGCAGTTTATCCAAAAAGTCATCGGGATTGAATGGCTCACTGTTGAACGCTTTTCGGCCAGACCGCTCAATACCTGAAAGCCACACTTCGGCTTCCTCTCGCGTTCTCTTTGTGGTCGTATCTTGGACGAAAAGCCCATAGCACCCAGACTCATAACCGAACATTTGCGGACAGAGCGAACAATCCCACTCTCCGGTCTGAATGCGTTCAACTACTTCCGCTCGGTTGTTTGTAAAAATCATATCTGGGTCAATTACTGGTAGCTGATATTCATTGATCTTTCTCCTTACTTGATTTCATTTCTTTAATCCAGCGCAAAAGAGTTTCTTTTTCTTCCTTTGTAAGATTCATTATAGCAAATTTGAGAATTGTTTTTAATTCTTTTTCTTTGAGCAATTCACCGCAGGTCATATCTCGTTCATCCATATTCCAGTTGCCCCTCCTCGTTTGAGAACATTTGTTCTAGTGATTTGATAATATCATAGCACCGAGGAGAATATAAGGCAATCAGCAGATTTTCACAATTCTTTCCATTTATATTTTGTATTGACCTATATCTAGTAGTCTTTACTTTTATACCACAATTTTACTTTGATAATGGATTTCCATTTAAGTGAAAAGCCACCGGTGGGTGGTAAGGAGGCATGCACTATGGCAAAAAACATGGTTATTGCAGGAGATTACATGGGAAAGCCTGTCGGCAATCTAGGCGGACAGCCGCAGATCATGGTCAGTAGTCGCTGGAGCGAGAACGTATTCCTGGATAAGGCCGCCATTGACTCCTACGAGGTCATCACTGAGGAGATCAGCAAAAGTGCTACCTCCGGCGTGGCCCGCGGCATTGTCGGCGGCGCCCTGCTGGGACCGGTCGGAATGCTGGCTGGGAGCCTGTCAGCCAAAAGTAAAGGCACTATCACACTTGCGGTCATGTTCAAAGACGGAAAGCGGTCTTTGTTGGAGGTTGACGATAAAATCTACAAGGCCATTGTGCAAAGGATGTTCTGATGGGTTTACTGGATTTTTTAAGAAGAAACCGAGGAACAGATAGTCCTCCATCTAGAGATGGTGTTCCTTCTGCGTCCGAGCAGGGAGACGACCGCCTAGCCGGCGCTGAAATATCATACTTAGATTCCGAGGCGCTCCGATTTTGGGCCAAGAAACAGACCGACTATGAAATTCCATCTTATTATAGTCAAAGCGAATTTGGAAGGAACGTGCTGCCTGCTCTCCACCGCCTTTTGGACGGCGGGTATCTGGAAATATCAGATATAGAAACCAATATTTCTTTGAAAACTATTCCTGATCTAAAGGCCATACTGGAAGAACACGAACTAAAAGCAACTGGAAAAAAGGGAGAACTGGTACAACGGATTTTAAACAATATCCCGATTGATGAGTTGGAAGCAATCTTTCCTGTAGGAAAATACAAGCTTACAGAAAAAGGAAAATTTGCTTTAGTTCCCTATGAAGTTTTCGACATAAATAAGCGGTATAGTTTGGGTATCTCTCACTACCGCCTCATCAAGAAGAAAAACGAAAATCCGAACGCTTCTCCCGAAGATCTGATAAAGAGCCTATTGGAAGAGGACATGAAAACTTGCTATCGGGAAAACGATAGGGCAAAATATCCGGCGGTGCTTTCAAATGCTTCTACATTCTTTCAAAGCATTGGAGAATATAAACAATCCTTAGCTTGTTATTGCCTTGTCTTTTTCATGTGGACAAGGCAGGTTGATACATTGTTGAGAGATAGCGCCACTGTGCAAAATTATTATATGGCAAAGCATTTGGAGGAAAAAGGACAATCCATGGGTTTTTCCCTTGAACAGTTGTTGTCGTTTTTTAAAAGGACAGTTTCTTCCGAAAATCCTTTCGGCCTTGCAACGGCGGAGAACATCAGATATGCGATGGGTGCTTTCACAGACGCTTTGTCGATCTAATAAAAAAACCGCCGTCAGGAATCCCCTGGCGGCGTGATCTTAGGAGGTTTTATAATGCGAATACCAGAGCCAAAGAAACTTCCGTCTGGAAAATGGTATGTCCAAATCATGGTTGACGGAAAGAGGAGCAATAAAACCTTTCATACGAAGGAAGAAGCAGCATATTGGGCTGCGGGGTTGAAAACAAAAGCCATTGAAGATAACCGTGACCCGACATCTTTAACACTTACCGCTGCTGTTGATCGTTACATTGAAAGCAAGTCCTCCATTTTGTCTCCATCTACAATCAAAGGGTATAGAACTCTACAGTCGATGTTGGGGGATATTGAAAAAACAAACCTAAACGATTTAACGCAGGAAAAGGTCCAACGCTGGGTCAACAAACTGTCAAAATCTAAAGCGCCAAAAACCATACAAAACGCTCATGGGCTTCTAAGTGCAGTCCTTAAAGAGTATCGTCCGTCAATGGCTCTTAGAACTACTCTGCCTGCAAAAATTAAACACGAAATTCAAATCCCATCGGAAGAAGAACTCAAAGCGATCATAGCAGGCTGTAGAGGCACAAAATATGAACTCCCGATCATGCTGGCCATTTGTCTTGGACTGCGCCAATCTGAGATATTAGGTTTAGAGTGGAAAGACATTGATGGCGATTATCTAAATATCCGTCGTGCTATTGTAATGGGCGAGGATGGTCCCATTGAAAAAGGTACAAAAACATACAGTGGAACACGACGGGTACATCTTCCAAATTATATCCAGATTCTATTCAGAAAACATCCGCACGAAGGAGATCACATTATAAATGCATCCGGGAAAGCTATATATAGCGGTTTTTCCCGCATCTGCGCCAAGCAAGGTCTCTCACACTTCCGATTCCACGATCTCCGCCATGTGAATGCTTCTGCAATGCTTGCCGTAGGTGTTCCTGACAAATATTCCATGAAGCGCATGGGACATGCCACAAACAATATGTTAAAAACTACTTATCAACATACGATTAAGGAAAAAGAAAAAGAATATGACAAAAAAATTGAGGATTATATAGAGACCTTGTTGCCGGACGAGTAAGCCGGTTTTTCATGTGAAATTTTATGTGAAATTCTAGGTTTATTTTTTACACACAATCATTAAACAACAGTTTTTTCGTGCAATTTATACTCAAGCTAATCGCGGAAAAACCGTTATAGGAGTAGGAAAAATCCCGGAACCATATAAAATCAAGGTTCCGGGATTTGGTGGAGGTGGGGGGAGTTGAACCCCTATAGTTTTCTTATTAAATCACTAGAATTATAGGCTTTTAACGCCATTGTGTGAAATTCCATGTGAAATTTCACCGTTTCACGGCAAACCCATAGTACCGAGCAAGCTTGTCTGGAGCGGGTCTTGGTCCAGGGCGGATTCATAGATAGCCTTCTCAAACTGAGAGCGCAAGAGTTTATCCAGAGGCGGAGGTAATTTCACTCTTGCGCTCATTGGTTCATGTCCTTTCAGGTGTTCAGGCTTTTCCGAATTTCTGATGATACCTGTACAGCATCACGGCAAACTGTCTGCGGGTAACGGGCTGGTCCAGCATCATGTCGCCGTTCGTGTTGCCCAGCATAATGCCGTTCTCCTGCACCCACTGGACCGCCAGATCACTTTCAGAAGGATTGTCCACAGTTTCCTCCTTCCAGGCAATCCCCAAATAGTTCAGGATGCCCTTTGCTTCCGCTTCTGCCAGTTTTTGCCGGTATGCGGAGTTTTTGAGGTTTGCGGTGTCTGTTTGATTGGTGTGGAAGCCATGCTCGATCAGAACAGCCGGAGCCACGGTGCCTTTCAAGACATACAGCGACGAGTCCGCCACAATCGGTGTAGACCTGACAGTAATTCCGGCGTCTTTGACGGCCTCCAGGATATCCTTTGCCGCCTTATAGCCGCTCCCGCTGGTCTTGTAGACATATGCGCTCCAACCGGAGGCAGAGGACCAGCCTCCATTTCCAGCGGCGTTGCTGTGCAGGCTCACGAACAAATCCAGGTCTTTGATGGCGTTTGCAATCGTACACCGCTGCGCAAGGCTGACTTCCCCGCCGCCAGTCCTGGTCATGGTGGCAGCAACGCTATGCCGCTCCAGGATGCTCTGAATGCGTTTCCCCATGTCCAGGGCAAACTCATGCTCATAATAGGTTCCGTCCGGGCTTTTGTTGGCGAGGTTTCCCGCGTCATGGCCCGGGTCCAGGACCACCTTCTTCTTTTCCACAGTTGTCTCCCCTTTCTTGAGATAGACCAGAATCAAATCATGCACGGCTCTGCTGCTCTGGATGACCGCGCCCTTGAAATAACACTGGCTGGAGCCGCCGCCATCCAGCATAACCGCGGAATCCCATCCTGCCGCTGTCAGATCGTCCCTGAGCGATTCCGGCGTCCGGGTCATACTCCCTCCGTCCCTCGTACAGTACAGGGCCAGAGAGCCGCCCTTGACGCCAATGGCAGAGCGTCCCCGTTTGCCGCCCTGCCCCACGTCATAGATCAATTTGGAGACTGGCTTTCCGGAAACAATCAGCGGTGTGCAAGTGATATAATTGCGCTGAGAGGCGTCTGGCAGCGTGTCCATAGAAATGTCCGGCCCATCATTCCAGGAGTAGCCGGAGACTGTGTAAGCCGGTTTGCAGAGTACCTTCCCATCTGCTTTCAAGTGGCAATTAGGTACAAACGTGCTCATGTTGTAGAGCGTGCCGTTGAGGATGTAATCCGCCCCGGTCTCCCTCTGAATTTGAGAGAGAGACCGGCGAGCGGTGTTGATGTAGAGCTGGATGCGCTGGATATCTTTCAGGGGGATTGTTACCGCCAGATGGTCAGGCATTTCCATCACTCCCGGAGTTGCGCTTTTCGGCCTGGGTACCGAAGTAGAATGCGATCACCACGGTGAATACGGTGAGGAACTGCTCTGCCGTCACGCCGTCGGTACAGGTCAGGTAGGCGAACACCGCCGTGAGAATTACCGTGACAATGCTCTTGACGGCCAGCAGGTTTGACAGCCGTTTCTTCAAAAGCTCCATGTGTTTTCCTTTCCGGGCAGCACAAAAGCCGCCCTGTCGTGCTTGACAAAGCGGCTTGATTTGGTATAATGAATGTACAAGGGCGCTGTTGTTTGACGGTTAGCCCCTCTGCATAACTAACTCACGTTAGCCGTTCGGGGACCATCCGAGCGGCTAACACGCTTTTGGGGATATTAAATCATAATCCAAAGGACTATGAGTAAACACACCAGGAACCGCCAGACTTTCATCCAGCGCCCATGTCCCATCGGCCTCACCCCCTTTCTTGGGGGAGTAGCTAACCGCCGTATACAACAGCGCCCAGGGCCCTTTTCAGGGCAGGTTTATTCTACCAAAAGCGCCGCTTTGTGTCAATCTTCGCCGCCTGGATGGGCGGCTTTTCAATTAGTTCCTGCCGTGGTCCTTGTCGTAATCCGCCATAGACTTGGGCTGATACTTGCAGGAGCCGTCCTCAGCGTAGATGTACCGCAGAGCGCCCTTCACCACTTCCTGGCCGTGATACTTGGGCCGGTTGTACACCATATCCTGTTCGGGGATGTACTTGTCGATCTCCTCCTGCCACGCGACAGCGCCGGTGAAGGTGTGCATGGAGGCCCACCAGGGAGCTTTCTCAGGCGCAAGGTTGCCCAGCTCGTCACCGTACACCTGCCACACCTGACCGCCAATATAGACAATATCGCATTCATTAGGCATACCATCGGAGCCAACCATGTTGATAGCGCCGCCCTGCAGCTTTCCCTTTACGACATGTACCTTGTCCATCGTACCGGTGCCGCTGGACATCAGGCCATAGCCGGTCACGTCGCCGGGCCGGGCGCCGACCTTGGTGGCGGCGATCTCCTCAGCCGTCAGGGCATTCTTTCCAGGCTGAAAGGAAAATCCAGCACCGGCCTCTTTCAGTGCCTTGTTGGTGTCCCCCACGGGAGTCTTGCCACTGGTGTAATTGTTAATGATCTCGTTGATGGTCTTGTTCATGATAGATACTTCCTTTCTAAATTTCCGGCTGTGCCGGTTTTTGACTGGTCAAATCCTATCAAACGTGATAAGGTGAAGCTGTGCCCGCGTTTTTTCCTTTCTTTTTTCTGAAACGTTTTGTCTCTCAACCAAGCGGATGTTTCATATGTGGTGACTGCGGGCACGGCGGCGTCCTCTTACTGGAGAGGGCGCCGTTCTTTTTCGCGGCGCCTGGCGTCAGACCTTGCTGATGTTGCGGGCCGCCTCATCTCTGACAAAATCCACATAAGCCTCCTGCGCGCTGCGCGCTGCCTCCATGGCCTCTTCCACATCGCCGTTGGTATGCATCCCCGCCAGCTTCTTGGCAGTGGTGAGGGAGAGCGCGCAATTCGCGTACATCAGCTCCATGGCAAGGCGGCTCTCCTTCTCCCGGCGCTGGGCCCGTGCCTCTGTCCGCTTGGCGCTCTGCCGGCTGCGCCGCTCCGCCAGTGCCGCCAGCACCGAAGCCCCGCCCGCAATCAGGGCGCAAATGATCTCCGTGTTCAATACGCGGACCTCCTTACTCAGCCGCCTCCGCAGTTAGCATTTCACTGAGGGCGCTGTACTCCTCCGGGGTCAGCCTGTCCGCCGCCAGATACACATCCATCTTCTCCTGCAGGCCTTCCGTCCGGCCTCGGTCAATCAGCAGCTTGCAAAGATTGTACACAGTAGACATAGGGGTTCTCCTTTCACATCATAGGGCGGTGAGTTCCAGCATACACAGGCGTTCCTCGTGGTCTGCCAGCATATCCAGGGTAATATCCTCCGCTGTCGGTTCCGGAGGCGCAGGGGAAGGCGGGGCGTATGGGTCTCCAATCCTTGCCCCCTCATAGGCAGGAACCGCGCCAAACAGCTCCGCCGTGGCATCATTCTCACAGACAATCATGTTTTCGATAGTCTTTTTGTCGTTCAAAATGCAATAGTTCATTTTCATCCCTCAACAATATTGGCTGTTGTTTCGTTTTTTAACCTAAGATATAAACCTCCATTACCACCAGCTGAACCTTTTGCTATTCCATTTGAATTGGAAAATCCTCCACCACCGCCGCCGCCAACACCTGGTGATGCAGCATTAACAAAAGTAAAGCTAGCACTAGCATATCCTCCTGTTGCTCCATGTGGAGTTCCTCCAGCAAAAGATGAATAATCATTTGGATTGCTTGATCCTCCACCACCGCCACCTGCTAGCCCTAAGCTTTGATCATTAAAAATAAAACCTGTACCAGCAGTTCCGGATGCTCCTTTTCCAGCATATGTTGGTGCTCCTTGATATGTATAGCCACCACCAACACCATTTCCAGAAGCAAAATTGAGACTTGTATTATTTTCTCTATATGATCCTTGTCCCCCATTTCCTCCTGTTGCGGTTACAATTACACTTTGATCTTTATTTCGTACAACTTGTGTATATCCGCCACTACCCGCATAGTACTTTTGTGCAGAAGAGCCAGAAAATGTTCCTACAGTACCACCAGAACCGATGTTCAATTGCAAACTTTCATCTTTATCTATTTGCACATCTAAAACAGTGTTTACATAGCCTCCGCCTCCGCCGCCACCAAAATCACCAGCAGAAGCTTGGCTTACACCAGCTGCTCCTCCACCGCCCCCTCCTACAGCGGTCAAGTCTAATTTGTAAGCCCTGGAGAACTTCATAACCTGGGAAGTAGTAAGCAGTATATAGTCCTCATAGGTCTTATAGGCAAACTCCACTGTCTGCCTGGTCAGGACTCCAGCGGCGTTTACTGCCTGATTAGAGATGTTTGCAATGTCAAAATAGGGGGATTTGATGGAAAAAGAAATTTTGTTGTTTTCGCTAACCGCCAGGAAATAACCGTTTTCATCTGTGATGATGGCCTCACCAAGCCGGCCTGTTACTCCGGTTACTGACAGCCCCGCCGCCGGTGTCCCATCTGGGTATTTGACCGTGATGCCATAGCCGTATTTCCCGGCTCCCAATGCCAAAATGATAAACACATCATCCGGAACCGCCGTCTCGTTCAGTCCATACATCTCCGCCGTCTCTTCACGGAGGGTCTGTTCCTTTGTAAATACATTGGAAACGGCGAAAAGCATCTCCTGCAAATTTCCGGCGATACTCTTTCCGTCCATCCCCGCGATCAGGCTTGCCACAGACTGCGGGAACATCGGCCTCCCCTGGTCATCCTGCAACTGCACCCCTAGTCCCCCAGAGGGCAGAACAATCGACGGCGTTGTGAAGGTGTAGCTCTCATTGGCCTCGATGTAGTCCTCCGCGCTGGCGCTGGCCTCAATAGCGTGATTGCCGCCGCCGATCACGCGGGTGTCTATCGTAACAGACACCTCCTGCCCTGTGGAAACCGTGCCGCTGTAGAGCTGGCTTCCGTCCAGAGATATCTCCAGATTGACATTGACGATCTGAGTGTCCCCCGACACGCCCGTGCTCACTGTAAACGCAAAGGGCGCCGTCTTGCCGCCTATAGAGCTTGCTGGTCCGGAGATATATAGAATCCCATCCTGCACCGTCTGCGTCTCACTCAAGGTATAAGGACCGGACACGCCGTAGTTGTCCACCGCGCATACCCGGTAGGCAATCGTGGCCCAATCGCTGCCAATGGTGTCCGTATAGGTCAGGGCGCTGCCGCTGAAAATCTGCGTCCACCCTGAACCGTTGACGCTCCGCTCCAGGGTGTAGCTGGCGATGGTCCCGTCCGGGTCCGTGGCCGCCATCCATGTGATGGCTGCCTGCTGTCCGGCCGCTACTGGGGGTACGGTAATACTGCCGGGGGCTGTAGGTGGCTGGCTCAATGTGATTGTTCCGTCGTCGAGAACATAGGTTGTCGCTCCGTCCATGATGATAGCGGGGCGGACACCATTGGACTGGGTTGGAGACTTTGGCATCCCTTGACCGTTGAAATATACACCATACACAGTATAGGTGTTGATTAAATACGGTGAGCGGAGCCACCAGTCTGCAGCACTGCCATTCAGCGTCGCAATTCGTTTGTTTTCTGCCTCAGTACTTGTGCCTAGCACGAAGTAATCCAACTTTGCACCATCTTCCACCATGCCGGAATTCATATCCTTGGTCCAGCCAACTTCATAACAGGACAGCAAGAAAACCTTGCATGACAGTCCATTGGCACCGCTGTTGATGGTTCTATCAGTAACATCCGCGCAATACGGAATCTTCACTGTCTTGATAGCATTTCGGATGTTGGTATCGTAGCGCTCAAGCCAGGTCCCATTTAAATAAGTGTTGATATCCGAATTTCCGTAAGTACTTATATTGGTACTTTTCCAAATTCTGTTCTCTGCGATACTCTGCCGTACTAACCACGTCCCGCTACAACTGGCGTCATACAGAGAACTGGGGAGACCCTGATGCACCACGATGTAATTAACCGGGCTGTTGTTCTCGTTGAGTTTGACAACAGTCCCCGCCGCAACACTGCCTAATGTCTGTGCCATCAGCTCTCACCCCCATAATTCCCTAAAATCAGCCCATACAAGGTATTTGGCTGCCGGTCTGCCGTGGGAATGGATGTCTCCATCAAAGTGAAGCCTCCCGTATTCTCAAATCCGTCGTTCAGGGTATTGATCGCCTCCACGGCCTCATTCACCTTGCCCATCAAGTAGTTATAGCCATGCTGCTCCGTCAGCCCCACGTCCGTGCCGCTGGGAGATACAGTGTCGTTGATCTCCCAATCCTCAGGAAGATCAGCGATCAAAGGGGTTGGAATCGGTTTATTCGCCATTGGATATCACTCCTTCCTCAACGGGAATCGTATGTTTCATGACGACGGTGTTTTCCACGGGGACGTATACTGCGGAACTGGTGAGAACGTTTTCCTCCGCGTCCAGAAGCTCCACAGTGGTAATCTCCGTGGTCTGACTGCCGGAGACGGTGTATGTCACAGTCAAAACACTGTTCTCCACGCTCTTTGACAGATTTGTAATGCTGATCGTCCCGTTGATTCTGGCCGAGGCCACGTCGCCGCTGACAAAGTCTGCGACCCCTGTCAGGAGGGCTGTTTGGATGGATGGAGTTTCCGGCAATTTGATCACCTCACTGTCCTGGTCCGCGGCGAAGGGGAATCTCCCCAGCTCCCACAGGCCCAATTGATAGTTGTATACCCGGTTCAGCCGCTCAATCTGTTCAGACAGGAGAAGCCCTGACTGGATAAACGGCGTATTCACATAGACGATGTGCGCCGGTTTGATGCGGTTGATGGTGAAAGCCACTTCCTGTGCGTAGTTCTGATTTTGGGCGGAGCTCTCAATATACAGGGTGTAATTGGGATAGTCCACCGTGACCTCCCACAGTCCCGGCCCAATCAGCTCGTCCAGCTTCTGATACAGGAAGCCCAGCGTATAGGGCGGCTTTGTGGTAATCCGATTCAGCACGCGGTAGCGCCTGAAAGTAAGGCCTTCCGTCTGCGGGTTCGGCACGATGCGAAAAATCTGCTCCCACATCTCCACACCGCTCAAATCCATCGTCTGGAAGAAAAAGTTCTCCGCTACGCCGGTGATTTCAGCGGCCAGAGACTCAAACTGTGCCGTCTCCGTCCGGCACATCTGCTGATAATCCAGCACCTCCCGGTACCAGGGCGGGAGCTGCTTGCACAGTTCTGTGTCCAGTTTAATCGGGTTCATGCGCCGCCCTCCGTCAGTGTTACAGTACCAATTACCGGAACCTGCTGCGTGGTCCCATCCTCCGTCAGAGTCATGTCCGCCGCAGCGCCGTTGAGCTGTACGTTGGTGGCGTTGACCACTCCAGTCACCCCTATCATGGCGGCGGTGATTCTCGCCAAGTACACGTCCGCCGCATACACCACACTGTTGGTGCTGGTGTTGGTGTCCCACTCCTTCCGGATGGTCAGCAGGTATGCCTCAACGGCCTGTTCAATGGGCTGCTGCACCTGCCCGATCTGATAGCCCGCCTGCAGGGTCAGCGCGGCAGACACATTCACCGTCAGGCTCTCCGGAGAAACCACCGTCACCTGCGCCCCGATGGGAGCCATGCCAAGCCCTAGTCCCTGGTTTGGCGGTGGGTCCACGGCGTTCTGCACACGCTCCACCAGCTCTTCACTGGCCGGCAGCCAGTCCGCGCCCAGAATAGACAGCTTCACAGTTCCTCCGCCGTTCCAGGTGGGATAGACCTGCACCGCGCCAATGCCGTCCATCCCCAGCACATAGGACCGGTACGAGGCAATATTCCCGCCGAAAGGCCGCTCGTTCAAAGTCTCCACCAATCTTGCCCGAAGCGCCTCGTCTGTCTCCGTGTCATCACCGGGGATGAGAATTTCCGTCATCTCCGCGCTCGTCAGCCCAGGAATGGTGGTGATCGGAAGGATGGGCCCGGTGTATTCGTTCCCGATGGTCCCCGGTGTCTCCGCTGTCAGCTGGTAGTAGTAGAACCCTTCCGTCGGGTCAGTCGGAGTGTCCGGAGCTGTCACGATGAAGTTGATACTGCTCTCCCCGTTGATGGTGGAGAATCGCGCCCCGACGGCAACCTCCTCATTGAATACCCCTAGCCGTATCGCCGCCGACGCCGGGTATCTCGTAAGGCCGCCGATGACGGACAACATGTCTAGCGAGACTCCAGAGGCCGTCTGCACGAATGCCTGCCGCTGCACCTGGTCCAGGCTCAGATAAAACCCTTCCAGCGCCCAAGCGGCAGGCCCCAGAGCCGTTGGAATGGGGGCCGTGTCCCGCTTGTCATAGGTGTCCGGTACCCGGTTCAACATGGCCTGTAAAAGATTCTGATACGTGTCCTGCGTAAAATCCATCAACTGATATTCACCTCCACACTGGTCGGTTCGCTCCCGTACACGGTATTTACCGTGAAGGAGGCCGAAAGGGTGTTTCCCTCTATGGAATAGGTAAAATCCGAAATGCCGCGTACCCGGTCGTCCATGGTCAGGGCCTCCGTGATTCGCCGCTGCAATTCGGAGGCCACATACCCCGGGTCCTGGCCGATCAATCCTTCCCACTGCATCCCGGAGTAAGACCTGTAAATCTGCCACCGGAACCGCTCCACGTTCAGGATGATCTCCACAGCCTGTTTCACGGACCTCCCACCGTCGCACTCTCCTTGGATGCGGCCCGTCTCCTTGTTGATATACCATGTGCGGGAAGGCTGCTGCTGGAAGGTCACGCCGGCGGAGATATCAATGGAGCTTGTCGGTAATGTGGACATCAGCTCGCCTCCTTAAAGACTCTGGACAGCACGATAAACTTCTGTCCGTTCTGCACCCGGAGCAAAATCACCTCGTCCCCCACCGCTAACGCGCGGTTGAGAATGATATAGCCATCCTCCACCGGCAGCTGCTTTCCGAATTCTTGACATACAATGTCAGAAAGCTCGACGGAACATACAGCGGTGCCTCCCCCGGTATAGGTGTCTTGTACGCTGATGGTGTGCCTGTGTTCCACAATCGGAATTTTTTTCTCCACAACCGCCTCCGTCAGATACAGGACAGAGGCCCGTAGCGGCGCCATCTGCGTGTTGATGGTAATTTCCAGCGGGGCCGCCTTTGTCACAGTCCCGATGCGGATGTCCGTTGGCTGTCCCGCCCGGATATTCTCCTGCATCATCTGTTGTAAAATGTCTTTTAGTTCCATTCAAATCGCCATCGTCTCAAATTCCATGGTGTGTACGTCGTTCTCCCAGGTGTGCGTCACCTTTTCCAGCAGCACATACTGGTCCAGGTTGATGTCTCCCAGGCCGGGAACCTTCATTAAAACCATCTGGCCCGCCCGGAGGCCAGGAACCCCCAAGGCGTTGACCTTGACCGTTCTCATGCGCCGGTTATAGTAGGCAAGCGACGCCTCCGCCTGAGCTTTCATCTGCGCGTCATTTACGTCTCCGTCCACGGTCTGGTAGAGCTGCAAAAGCCCCCATTGGCCGATGTTGGCGGAGTCCTCCACAATCACTACTTCCCACCGACCGGTCTTCTCGTTAGGTCTGGCCAGTTTCACGGAGTTGTACGTCTGCTCGTCAATGTCGGTCTTGTACTCGTACTCTGTCAGCAAGGACCGCTCACCAATCATAACATTGGAAATCATGCTGGCTGCCTCGGTCAGTGCCAAACCGTTGCCGTCGTCGTAAAACACATAGATTTTCCCGGTGTTCAAAAGGGTCTGCTGCACCGCCTCCCCGATCATGTCCAGCACCGTCTCGTCCTCCTTGATAAAGGAGGGAATGGCGTAGCCGGTGTCCGCAACGGCCCCCGCATCCAGCTGGAAGTCCGCCGCGATCTGTGCGATCATGTCCCCTGCCTTGTAATCATAGAAGGCATAGGAGGCGTTGGCTTTCAGGTATCGCAGCCGGTCATAGCAGGTGACTTCGATCTCGTCCCAGCGGTTTTTGACTTTGGTGAATACCCAGCCGTAGAACTGCAGCTGTCCATCCACGGAAAACCGCACCACGTCGCCCTCTAGAAACGCGATGTCCGCGCACTTGTTCAGCGTAAACTTGAATGTCCCCGGACTTCCTGTCCGGTTGGTGGTCCAGGAAGCTGTCTGTGTGCAGTTCACCACATCCCAAACCTTCCCGCTGCGCTTGTTGGCGATCAGAAGCTCGCATTTCATGCGGTACTCACCACCTGCAGCGCCTCCTTCCTCATCCACCCCAGCGCCCCGCCACTCTCATTGGTCACATGGATGGGATAGGCTCTGGACGCGTCCACAATCCGCGAGACAATGACCGTCCGCCCATTTCCGTCTCCGTGGGGCTCGTCTCCATAAGAGGTGTAATAATAGGGTCCGTTAGCAATACATCTTGCCCCCACCACAAGCTGTCCCTGCGGAATCTCCCGGGACGGTTCTGTGGTCGCCACTGCAGGCGTTCCGCTGATCTGGGACTGCACCTGAATGGTCCCGGGCGTGTAATCCCTGTACTCTGTCAGCGTTAAATCATAGTAGAAATCTCCGGTCTCTCCACCACGCTCTTCGGTGTTGAACGTAGTCACCACGCAGGTCATGCCAGGGTCCCCAGTCATAAACGGCTCCCCATTTTCATAATACCGCACCGGTGTATAGAGGATTGGGGCCTTATCGTTCATGGCACTTTCAAAAAACTGGATGTAGAACTCCGGTGGCTGGAACCCTCCGGAGTTCAGCACACCAGAGAATGGACGCCCAGGAAAGAAGGAAGAAATCGCAACTTCTCTCAGGTTCGGCGTCCGGGGCACCACGATCTGGCCAATGCCCAGAACGTTGTAATCCCCATTCTCTGTGCCTCTTGTCACGGGCAATTTTTCCGGGTTGACCGGGAGGCGGATGACCGTCCCATCCCTTGTAAAAAACAATCCGAAGTTGTTGACGCTCATGTTTGCCTCCTGTATAATGGTGCTGTCATCTAAAATGATGAGGAGTGATGAAAATGCTCGATGAAAAGGACCTGCAAGCCATTGCGCAGTTAATGGACTCTAAAATGACCCAGCAAAAGCAAGAGATCATCGGCACGGTCAAGGATATGATGACTGAGCAGAAGAGGGAAATTATTAGTGAAACTATGGTGCTCATGGAATCCTATTTTGACCCAAAATTCCAAGCCCTCAGCGAGCAGATCAATCCTGTTCCAAAAGAAGCCGTGGACATCATCGAAGACCGTGTGGACGATCTGGAAAAGGCCGTGGACCTTCACACCCAGCAGATCAAGGAATTGAAAAAAGCCCAGTGAGAAACGCGGTGCCGCCTTAGGTGCCGCTTTTCTTTTTCAAAACGCTCTGGCCGTAGTTCTGGTGGAGCCGGAGGACACCTGCTCGATCAGGATGTCCCGGATGGTGTCAGCGATGGCCTGCCGGTCTGCCGGAGTATTCCCCGTGTTGGCCCCGTTGATGGTGATAACCGGTGTCTGCGCCGTCAAATTGACGTTGTTCACATACCGCCGCTCCGCCACATCCGCCAGGGCCTTGATATCCTCCCCGCTCATGGAGACGGACTTCTCGATGCCCTTCACGCTGTCAGCGATGCTAGCGATGTTGTCATAGGCCGTGGACTGGGCGAACAGCTCCGACGCGGTGCCGCCCCCGAACAGGTTGCTTCCCCGGTTATATCCGCTGGAAAACGCATCTGCCAAGTCCTTGTATTCCCATGCCTTGATATACTCTTTCCATTCAGATTCGTTTTTGACCTTCTGCGCCCCAGCAGCTACATCATGGTACATGCTGTCAATCCCGGACGTGAGATTTACCTCGACACCAGGAATTTTGTTAATCAAATCCTCCAATCCATGCGCAACATTCTGGATATACCCCAAAACAGTAAGCATGAAATTAAAGAACAGCATCTGTATTGCCGCAACGGGGTCGTTGAAAAGGTTGGCTAAGAAATTAGCAAATGCCGCAAACCCGTTTTGCAGCGGAACGATCACACTGTTAAACACAAATGCCACCAATGTTGCCAGTGTTCCCGTGATGATACCGGTGGCAGAAACACTCGCGCCCGTGATTTTGTTGAATGCTGCCACGCCTGCATACAGCAGTCCGATCAGTACTCCTACCAGCATGATGATCCAGGTGATGGGGGAGGCGAACAAAGTGCTGTTGAAGGTCATCACCGCCGCCGATGCCGCCGCTGTACTGCCCCGCAAAACGCCGAACCCAATCGTCAGCAGATTCACCACAAAATGATAGGCTCCGGCTGCGACATCCGCAATCTGCGTCCAGTGGGCCGCCACTTGAAAAACTACAAATGCAGCACCCAATCCCAGCACCAGCGGCCCAATGATAGACAGGTTATTTGCCAGCCAGTTGACGGCGTCCAGCACAGGCTGCAGCGCCTGGATGGCTGTGTTTTTCATAGAGGTCCACACCTGACTCCAGGTCATGGGCATCTGCTCAAATTTGACGTTAATTTCATCCGCCGCCGCGAACATGGCGTTTTTTACCACATCAGCGGTGACGGCTCCCTCAGAGGCCAGCTCCCGCATCTCGCCGGTGTTGACCCCCATGTATTTTGCGATACTCTGCGCAATCATGGGTGTCTGCTCCAACACGGAGTTCAGCTCCTCGCCCCGCAGGGTGCCGGAAGCAAGGCCCTGAGTCAACTGCAGCATGGCCGCCTGGGCCTCCTGGGTGGTGGTGCCGGACAGGGCCATCTGCTTGTTCAGCTGCTCCGCGAAGGTCACGATCTCCTGATTGCTAGAAAAGGCATTCCCCGCCAGGGTACCCAGCTTGGCGACAAGATTTGCCGTCTCCTGATAGGAACCACGTGACCGCTGAGCGGACTCGTAAATCATCTGGTTCAGCTCTTTCGTGGTCTGTAGCCCATCGTTCATCATGTTCAGACGGGCCGTGATGGAGGTCATGGAGTCTGACAAACCTGTTAGCGTCTTAATCCCCTGGATGCCGATAAACGCACTGGCAGCGCTTCTAAGGCTTCTTGCAAGACCGGATGTGTGCTGCGCCGTGATCGCCGCCTCATTACCGAAACGGCGTGTGCTGTTTCCTGCGTTTTTAGCCGCATTCCCGGCACGATTTAAATTCTGGATATAGCCCCGGACGATAGTGGAATATCTGTCTTCCAGAACCAGCGTATCTCGAATCGTCGCCACAGTCTCACCTCTTTTTCAAGCTGTCTTGCAGCCGCTTATTCTCCTCCATGCTCCGCAGGGCAAAAACCCGCACCAGAGCCTTTTCCCGCAGAGGCAGGGCGTCATACTGTCCCGGAGTCCACCCGAGGTTGACAAAGCAGTAGTAAGCCACCAGCGTGTCAACCTCCCAGGCGTCTCCGGCAATTAGTTTTTTGCCTCGTCCTCTACGGAGTTATCTAGACCGGATAGGTCCAGGATTTCCCGCAACAGATTGGAAAACTCTCCAGAGAACAGCATCTTCCCTGGCACCAGCAGCGGGTCCATGACGCCGTAGGCGCTGCACATCTCCGTCGCTTTGAAGTCCGGCACCACCGTGGCCGCCACGATCAGACGCCGGTTGAAGTCTTGCCCGTCCACGCTTTGGTCCACGCTACCATCCCGGCGCTTTACGGACCGGGTGGACTGTTTCAGCAGTGCATCGGCCTCCTCCTGGGTGATGGAGCGAATCTTGAACTTTGCCGGTTCCCCGGTTTCATCCAAAAACCGCTTGGAAAGGATGACTTCTTTTTCCTCCTGCGTCGTCACGGGATGCAGGAATGCGGATAAATTGCTCATAGCTCCTCCTTAGCTTCCCAGCTCCGCCGGGTCGTTGAACGCCTGCAGCCGGGCAACCCGGGTGTAAGCAAAGTTGAAATCGTAGTTCAGCATGGCCTCCTCGTCGTTGAGGATGGACAGCGGGATGGTGCCGGTGAGGTGACAACCGTAATAGGCCATCACCTGGGAGCCTACTGATGTGGTTGGGTCGTCGTTGGTGATCTGGATGTTGAACTCCGGCATCACGCCCGTGTTGATGTACTCCAGCACCATGTCCGTCCACAGGTTGGTGCCGTAATAGATATTGCCGCTGCCGGTCAGCTTGGCCCCGTTGGGCTTGTCCTGGATCGTCCGGGTACCGATGACCCGCATATCGCTGGACTGCATCTCCGCGTTGGTGGTGATGTTCCGCATTCCCGCAACCACATAGTTCTTTCCGTCACGGGTGACAACAACAGAGCCTTCTGCGCCGTTCAGCGTGTCTTTCGCAAGCAGATAAGCCATCTATTCCACCTCCTTAATTGACTTCCAGGGTCACGTAGATTTTGTTCACGCTTCCGACCACCTGAATAGCCAGGTTGACCAGAATCGCGTCCACTGCCTCGCCGGGGAGGACCTCTACGTCGTCCGCCGTGAAGTTCTGAATGCCGTTGTTGGCCTGGATAGTCAGCAGATAGCCCACAATCGCGCTCTTGAACATCATGCGTCCCTGTTCATTGTTGTTTACAGCTCCGATGTACCCATCAGAGAACTGCCGGTAGATGTCGTTGGCCACGGTGTTCACAAGACGCATGGTGCGGTTGAAGTGATACACGTCGGTAATATCCGGGGTATACGTCACCAGAGAGTTGATGTCGTACTCCACCTTCACCGCGCCGTCATCCGCCCACAATACAAACTCGCCGTTCTGGATGGCCTGCTCATAGCCGCTGTTGGTGAGCTTGGCCGTCACATCCACCGCGCCGGGGTAGGTGGCATAGGTCAGGTCCTCGTTATACTTGGCCCCCGCCGTCGCGCCGCCTGCCCACCAAGTCACCTGCTGGGGGGGCAGATTCGTACCGTCGCTCAACACCACGCCGGAGTTGACGTTAATCACATATCGGCTGTCCGGATTGGTGAGGCCCGCTGCCACCAGCTGGGTATAGGTCCCCGCCTCCTCGTTCATCCGCTTCACGAAAGCCACCATCGCATTCTGTACGGTGGCGTCGGAACCGTCGTAGATGAGCACATCGAACTTGTATGGCTCAATGGCGGTGAGGAAGTTGGAGTAATTGCTGGATGCGGGGGTTCCGTCCACGCCGTTGGCCAGGTTAGCACCCGTAGTGGCATTCAATGCACCGGTGCCGCTCCAGTTGACCCAGTCGTTGGCCACTAAATCCGCCACGGTCCTTGCGGTCTGCTGGTCCACAATGTCACCATCTACCACCGTAGACACAGTGAAGGTGTTCTCCGGGGTGGTCAGCGCGGTAATCACAATGGAAATATCGTTGCCCCGCGTGCCGGGATATTTGGCTGTCGCCGTCAGAGGCTCTACGGTCGCCGTGGCCTGCGCCTGCCCGGTCGCCCCCAGCCGATACAGCAGGACAGTTCTGGGCGCAGCCGTGCGGTTGGTGCCCTTGAAGATTTCCTGCAAGAACAGGTTTTTGGTATTGGTCGCGTCATACCCGGTGTACGGGGTCATGTCCGCGCCCGCTTCAATGGTCTGCACGGTCCCCACCGGCCCCCAGCTCAAAGCCTCGGCAATCGCCACGGTTCCCCGATCGCTTACCGTGAGCTCTAAGCTGCGAGAGCTTGTAAACCGGATATAGACGCCGGGTCTAACTTTGTTCTCGCTGGTGAAAGTTCCACCGGCCATGCTCAATCACGCTCCTTTTTGAAAAATGCCTTGACCGTCTTCTCGGCCTCGGCCAAAGTGTATTCGTCTTTCCACAGGACCACGCCCAGGAAATCCCGTTGATACTCGGAAAAGCGAGGGTCCTTCAACAACGCCTCGCGTGTAAATTTCTGTGCGCTCAATTGACAACCTCCTCGTTATAGTCCATGGTCTGCATCTTCACAGCCGTCTCCTGAATTTCCACAAACACCTGCAGCTCGAATTTGTAGTGGAGAGCATCCAGATCAATCCGCCACTCCCGGTCATAGGTCCGCAGCAGGGTGGTGTCCGTCCCATCCGAATACGGAAAGGTCTCCATCAGCAGGTCCAGCCGTTCCGCCGCCTGCTGATACAACTGCTGCATGTTGGGCAGGTTGTAGTCCAAAAGATAGGTCAGGTCCAGCCCGATGCGCCGCAGATAATACCCGTTGTTCCGCCGGGGCTCGATGTGGGCGTACCGCTGCTGTAAAAACATCATCGGCGGTTTACTGTCCTGTTGGTTGGGGTCCTCGTAGAAGGTTACGCCAGGGAACGACGGGGTCAGATAGTCCGCCAGGCTCTTTGCGATTGTGGAAATTGTGAAATTCATTCCAGCGCCCTCCGCAGCCGCGCCGCCTCTGTGCGGATAATCCTGTGATATTCCTCATGGGCCGCCTCCTCCATGAACAGGCCCTCCACATACTGGGTTTTCGTGCCCACCACAATGCCGCCCTTGCCGTTCGGGTTGTATTCCAGCATCCCGGACTCCGGGTTGATGACCAATCCCGGCACGAAATGCCGTTTCATTCGGTGTCCGTCGTTGATATAGGAGGCATAGCCCTTGTCGTTGTTCAGGTGTGTTACGTAGCTCCTGCCGTGCTTGACAGGGGTCACCTTGGAGTCCGACGCCCAGTGCTGCTTCATCCCACCGGACCGGGTGTTGGTGCCGGAGAGGTCGCCGCCCTCTTCGCCGCCTTCTTCGTCACCCTCTTCGCCTGCGGTAGGCGGCGTCAGCTCCGTTGCCTTTTCCACGGCCCGAATCGTAGCCCCTTTTGCAATATTGGCTACTTCATTGGGGAATCTGGCATACACATCCCGCAGCTGTGCAATCCGCTCTTCTAGTGTCATGTCACACGCTCCTGCTGCAACAGCCGAATTTCCTGGTGGGCCAGACCTGGGATGATGGCCCCGAACGGCTCATAGTAGAGGTTTGGGTCCCCGGCGAAAGCCCGGATAGTGGGGCCCTGTCTCCCAAGTCTGCCGCCACGCTTGACGATGATCTCATCCCCGGCCCGCACATCTACAGAGATATCACAAGCCAGATGGTCGCTCTGGTCCACGTTGGACGCCGTCTCGGTCATGTTGATAGTCCTGTTGTCGCTCTGGTAGATGCGGCAGGGGATGTTCTCGGACACCAGCGCTCGTTCGTGCCGGGTAAGACTTCCGTCCATGACCTCCTGCGTCCGGTAAATGCTCATGGTGTCGGTGTACCAATCGTTCCAATTCATGCCGCGCCTCCTAGATGACGTATGTCCCGCTCATGCCGATCAGCTTCGCCCGGTTCGCCAGAATCTGCCCGTAGGTGGTGGAGTTCAAGTCTCCCCAGTCCTCCGTGCCGGCCGTCAACGCCGTTGTGTCGTACTGAACGGAGGCGTCTCCCAGGGTGGCGGACTTCACCACGCCCACCAGCTCCCCGGAGGCCGCCGCTTGCTCTGGCGTCTTGTTGCTGGACGCATACCCACGCAGGAACAGGGTCGCATAGTGGGCCGCATACAGCCCCACGGCATATCTCCATGTCTCCAGCCACTTGTCCGGCTGGATGGAGACATTGGCCATCTGGATGATCTGTTCCAGCATAGGGAGAGAACCAAGGAAATCCCTATCAGCATTAAAAAACTGCGGGTAGTCCGTCCGGAAATCATTCACCGTGTAGTTGCCCGCACTGTGCCCGATGTTGGCCGCAGCAGCCCGCACACCGAAAAATTGTGGTTTCCCGTAAAACATCCCCGCAGTCTCCTTTCTCACTCTTCCGTTACTTCTTTGCCTCGGCGGGTCTTAACCGTCTTTTCCACCGCTCGCTGCGTCTCCTTGTCAGAGGTGCCGGAGGGCACGATCTTACCGTCGGCTACCAGGGCCCGGAAATAAGACGTCTTCGCTGCCCAGTCCGGAATGGTCTCCATCATGCCCGCCCGCAGCTGGATGACCGCAGAGCCATCCGGAGCGGTAAGGATGATGTTGCGCTTGCTTAGCACGAACATGGCTTCCTCCTCAAATCTGGTCCATGTAGAGGATGGAGGTTGGATAGAAAATCTGTACCTCAGAGATATTTGCCATATACGCGGTGTCATAGCAGACATTCTCTACATTAGGCTGAGACATAATCCTGGCCAGCGGCACAAGTTCATCCTCCTTGATGAATCGTTCATGATTCACATACACCACCATGCGGTCACTGGAGCTCGTCCCCGCGCCCTTGCACCACTGGGTAGCGCCGATGAACAGGTCGCCGCCGTTCTTGGCCGCCACGTTGTTCTTCATCAGGAAGTCGTAGATGGTCTCGGTTGCCAGGTCGGTGACTTTGGTGGTCATGATGTAGTTGTACTGCTCATAGGGCAGCAGAATGTGGTTGGGGATAGCGGAGAGGTCGTAGCCGTTGGCTGCCCACACCGTCAACAGGGCGGTGTTCACGTCGTTCAGAATCTGTTCCGGCGTTTTGGTGCTCCACTTGGTGCCGGAGCTGGTGCCAGTAGCGGCCGCCGTCGTCTCCGTGGCGACGGCGTTGTTCACGATGCCGGTGGTGCCGTACTCAGTGATGCCAGTATAGGTATTCTGGTCCATGTGCTTGTCATAGGCCATCCGCACGCCGTCTTGCAGCAGGTTGTCCAGAGACCGGCCGATGTAGTTGGCCCGCTGCATATCCTGCCACATGACCCGCAGGGCCGCAGCGAAGGTGTGCGCCTTGAACACGCCCTTGTCCACGCTGGCCTGCACGATGGGGATGCCGTTGGCGCTGCCAGCTGCCACGGGGGACGCCCCCGCGCCGCCGGTCATACCGTAAGCCACGGACATGGCGGACACATAATCCACCCAGCCGCCGCCGGACTGAATCACAATATCACGGGGATAAGTAAAGCTGGTCAGGGGCTTGCGAATCAGCGGGTCCCGTTTTTCCAGCTCGCTCACCAGAAACGCGCCGCCGGACTGAATGCCATTTGCGTCCATGGTAGGTACGCCGATCATCGCGCCCTGAGTCTGGGCGGTGAATACGCCGGCGTTGGTAGTTCCAACATTAGTAAAGCTCATGTGTTAATCCTCCTCTCAGGCGTTGGCCTTGGTCAGAATGACCAGCTCGGCCACGCCGTTCGCGTCAGCAGGGCCGCCCCACTGACAGTTTGTCAGCTGCACGGTGTTGGCAGAAGTGGTACCGTCTTCCATGGCCGTAAAAGAACCGACGGGCACATTGGTCAAACCTGCGGTCTCCGTAGTGTTCAGCAGCACATACACCGCGCCGCCCAGCTCGGGGGCCGTGGTGCCGTAACACTTCACGTTGATGCTGCCCCTCTGAAACACGCCTACGGCCTCTCCAGGGGCGAACTGACCGTTGCTGGGGTCCAGATAGGTCATGGCGGACTTGATCTCCGCAGCTGCCACGCCGGCGAACTGCGCGGCGGTGGTGCCGGTGCCGGAGAAAGCCACTACATTCTTGTTCTCGTCATATTTCAGAGGCGTACCGAACACGATGTTCGCGATACCGCCGGCAGGGCGGGTCTCCACGATCATATCTGGTTGCCTCGCATAACATCCTGCAAAACCGTGGGGCATATTGGTGCCGATTACCTGTGGATTCAGTGCCATGATTAGTCCTCCTTCTTCTTGTGTGGATTCCGGGCAGCATAGGATGCCTCGGACTCCGTGCACATGGTGTCATAGGTATTTTTCTGGTTCTGGGTAGCCTTGGCGCTGTCCTGGGCGGCCTTGGCGATTTCGCCCATCACGTCATTGCCTCGGACGGCGGACAGCAATGCGTCTGTGACCTTCGCACGGGTCTGCCTGTCCTCGATAGAGGCGACGGCGGGACGCACTTTCCGCAGCAGTGCCACGGCGGCGTCCTTTGTCGCGGCGTCCATGCAGGTGTCGTTTTCCACGGGAATGGTGATAGACTTGCCCTCTTCCTCCTTGCCCAGCAGTCGTTTGATCTCTTCGTCAATGTCACCCTCGTCGTGTAGCCGGTGCTCGCCCTCGCCGCCGCGGCTCTTGGCCTCCAGCATGGCGATAATCCGGTCCAGCTTGCTGCCCAGGTCGTCACCCTTGGGTGCCTTCTCGGTCATTTCGTCCTCGGCGGGCTTGGTCTCCACGGGTGCCGCCTCCGGCGCCTTTTCGGCGGGTTCAGCGTCCAGCGCAGTCGCCGCTGTTGTTACCAGAGAGTTAAGCTCGTCCTCACTCTGGGCATCCTTTGCCGCCATACCGAGGGCGGTCAGGATGGCTTCTGAAAATTTACTCATGCAATTTTTCCTGCCTTTCTCCGCCTCTGGGGCGGTGTCTTGTATTGCAACCGTGGCCCCGGCTCTGCCTTTCGGTACAACCGCCACGTGATTGCCGCGAATGTTGCTTTGCCGGTACCCGGCTCTGTCCAGCACATAATTGCAGAGGTACCCGCAGGAGACCTCCCGCTTGACGTTGTTTCGGATTTCCTCCGCCAGATTAGCGTCGTTGATGTACAGGTCCGCCACCATGTGCTCCCCGGACCGACGCACATTCTGGACATGGCCTTTCGTGTACGCCGCATAATTCTCCGGCCCCACATTCTCCGGGGGGTGTCCATCCGTCACCGGCTTCCCCTCAAACGAGGCCAGCGCAGCCGCTTCAAATACGTCATCCGGGTACCGCTGCACGGTGACAACCCGCTCCGGGTCTCCGTCCATCTGCATCTCCCGAGCTAGATAGTTCTGCGGCCCCGTCCGGGCGATGGGTACATCTCTGCAGATCAGAAATCCCTCCGGCGTTACGTCCATATGGGGGCTGATCGTTGAGCCATAGTATGCGATCGCCATCACTCCACCCCCGGTACAAGTTCTTCCTGGTCGGCGCTCTGCCCGGCGACCGCCTCCAGGAGCAGATCACTCAGGATAGCAATGTGGTCTGTCTCATCGGCCTGCACTTCCAGCAGTTTCGGAATTGCGTTATCTGGGGCCAGGGCCATGACTGCCAGATATAGGCGGACGGTTTCATTTTCGCTCGCAAGGGAGCGTTTGAGCAGGTCGATGTATTCCTGGTTGTAGTCCATATCTTCACCTCGCAAACAAACAAAAACGAGGCCAGCTATTGCAAAACCTGCAATAACTGACCTCGTTCGGTCCTTCCCGCCCGTCGTTCCGGGCGTGGGTTCGGTATTTATTTCAGCAATTTCCGGGACACGGTGTTGACCTGTATCTCCCCGCTCTTGAGCTTTATGATCTCTACTCGGAATCCATGATCAAGCGCCTTTTGAATTGCATCCATCAATTCTTTGGTCATCGCTGTTCCTCAATCGCATCAATGATGCTCTCGCAGGCGGCGCCAATTTCGTTGACGTTTTCCTGTTTTGCAATAAAGCCATGCCGCATGAGCTCATCAGACAGGGCTTCAATGACAATATCGTCTATTTCGTTCTGTAAATAGTCCCTATCCTCAATTCCAAGAGATTTTAGAAAATCCCATTGTTGAGCGGTTAATTTTAAACGCATGGTTACTTCCTCCATCCGCTAATGATATTGCCGTTTTCTGGATTCACAACAATTTCAGCATTTGCTCCGCGAAATTTTTGACTTGGCATACCATCATCGTCTATTTTGATTGTACCAACTTTCATAGGATTCCGCAAGGCTTCTAATGCACTTTCCATATCAAATCCACGGGAAACAGCCCTGTCAACAGCGTGTCTTGAGATACCCGTAATCTCTATTCCAGTCGATGTCCTTTGCCCGATCAGTGGTTGTAAACTGAGGCGCTTGTTCTCCCAACGATACAACCTCTTCCATTCCTTGTATTTGGCATCACCGGCGCTCTTATGCGTCTGCCAAGTCTGAAAGGTTTTTGGGACAGAATCGCCCAGCGTCATCCGATACCGCTCCCACTGGCGGTAATCCGCAAGATACCGACGGCGGGCCGTTTCTTTTGCCCGGTAGGCGTCAATCTGCTTTTGGGTTCGAGGGTCTACGCTGTACGGGTTCTTGGCGGGATTGGAAAAGTCCTTGATTTTCTGGATTTCTTCCTCCGATCTTCCCGTGGGCGTCCACGGCAGGAGGGAATGTAGGCAATTGGGATGCAAGTTCAAATAGGTGTTTGTCAGTGTGTTCGGCCCGTTGGGGTCCACTTTCCCAAATGCGTCCGCCAGGGGTGGGAAATCCGGGTTGGTTCCGCTTTTGGAGTATACCCGGCCCTCATAAGGGGCACACAGGCCGCAGGTGGTGCCGTGTCTGCTGATCTGATACAGGTCCTGCTCCGGGTCTGCCGTCAGCACCGCCATCACTTCCGCCTGCCGGGACGTGGTGCGGGTCACCATAGAACAATATGTGTGCAGGCTCCAGCTGCGCCCCGCTCTATCTACAAACGCCGTGATTCCCTCCCGGCGCAAGGCCTCCACAAAACCAGGCACAGCGGCATTTACGCCGCGCCCCGCGGCCTGCAGATTGGCTACCTGCTCCAATCCCACCCGGCGGTAGACGTCCGGTTCTGTGCGGCCCACAACGGCGCTCTGGACAGTTGCCATCGCCACCATCGCGGCGTCCGTAATCTCTCCCATGAGGTTCTGCACCAGCGTGTCCACAATGGCCGTCTGCTCTCCGGTCAGCGACATGGCATTGATATAGCCCATACGGTGTTTTGCTGGGGTATCGCCCTCAATGCGCCTGGCCTCTGGGACACGCACATAGAACATCTTTTCGATCATTCGGGGCGCATAAGTCCAGCTGTCGCTCTCCATCTTGCGAAGGATGGCCTGAACCCGTTCCAGCGCGGCCACAGTGTGGTAGTCTACCAACCCCTGGGAGTGTAGCCGCCCGATCTCGTTGATGATGTCCGTCTCAGCTTTCAAAAAGATGGAGATGAGTTTTTCCAGCTCCCGTCCATTGGGGGCGCGGTTCAGGCTCGACATTTACTTGGTTACGCTCTCAAGGTTCGCACTATGGTACAGGTAATCTTCTCCTGTATACTTTACTCTCATAGCTATCTCCGCCTCTTCACTCTTGCCTGTATCATTCCAACCGCTTTTAGGCCTCTACAAGTCTATAATCTTGGTTTTCCATCAGTTGAAACAAGTAATCCTCCCCACTGTCGCACACAATACGAAGCCAGTCGATTTCCCCTTTCCCCTTGACTAGGTCGGGGCCTTTTTCTAAGGCAATCACTTCATATATCTTTCCTTTGGTCAATGCCATGGGGATATCTTCAGCAAGATATTCAATTTTCATGTGAATTACCTCCATCTCTTTACAAACGGGGACACAATCCCAACGCTTGGTTCTTGAAACCAGTGTACCTCTGCAATGCGAACACTTCCCTCATGGTGGGCATTTAGTCGTCCTCGTCGTCTTCCAGAATATCCTCCTGCCCCGGGGGAACACCCTCTGGAATCGTTCTCAGAAAATCCCAAAACACGCTGTCAGGATGGGCTCTTACCTCATCCAGCAGTCTGTCTTCCACATGGAACGCGACTGCACTGCCGATAAGCATTTCCACATCTTCTTCTAAAACAGTGTCTTTTTTCAATGAGTGTTCTTTGATGAACGGGCGTAATGCTTCCCATAATTCATCTACAATCGATTGCTCCATCCTTATATCCCCCTATATCTTCCGCTTAGACAGCAATTCAAATCCGCCATATCCGTCTGCTCTGATTTGGTATACATGCTTCGCATCTCGTATTTGCCGGATCGCACCTTCTGGCAAATTGGGGAACCTGGTGTTCAGTACCCCCGTCAGCCGGGCGTAGGTTTTGGGCTTCAACTGAATCCCCCCATGCTTCCTTTGGGGAGACGGCGCGTACTTTGTCTTTCCTATTTTACCATTCCCGCCGCCGCTTGTCCATCTGCCATTCTTGTCCCGGGGCTGGTTTGGGCTGTAGTCCTGCGCAGCCGCGTCCTGGACGGTCCCCTCAAAAGGGGTGGCTTCCTCTCCTCCTGTTTCCCTTTCGGGCGACTCATATCCCAGTCCCATCAATGGGTCCCGCAGGGCCGTCACATCCTGGTAGGTCTTCCCCGCGTTGGCGGCGATCTCCTGGTCGCTGATACTGCCGAACATCCCGGTTTCCTCTTCCAGCTTTTTCAGCTCCTTCATGGCGGTGTCCGCCTGGAACAACCCGGCCTGGAAGGTGTCCCGGATGGCCTGGGCCTTTTTCAGCGCAATCTCTGCCGTCTCGGTGGCCGTGGGGGTCCACAGGGGTGGGAATGTAAAATCTAAATCGTCCGGTACAAATCCCCATGCGCTCATACACAGCACTGGCAATATCTTTTGCAGGGCGGGCCGCAGCTTGGCCTCTCGCTGGCTGTCCACATAGTCGTAGTAGTTTTTCAGGTCGCTTTCCCCGGTGGCGTTCATGCCCGCCGGAGACCGCCCGAACAGTTTTGTCATGGGGTAGTGAGAGGCACCACACAAGTTCAGGCACATGGACTCGTAGACCTCTTGCAGTCCAGTAAAGGTGTACTGAGTATTCTTGATCTGATTGCCCTGTTCCACGAGCTGAGTGCCGAAGTTGGACCTCATAACGGATTGTGCCTGCATGACATTCCAGAACCGTCGCTGGGCCTGACTGGAGCCGATTGAGAACAGCTGTTCCAGCCCCTTGACCTCCATTGTGTTGATGTTAGCTTGGAAAGTGAGAGCCGCCATGTTGGCCGATACGTTATCGTGGGCTGTCACGTCCTTGTACAGCGATTCTACTTCGGACTCTCCCCAGTACATCTCTGCTACCCGCTCCAAATACGGCAGGTCCCGGCCGGTAAATCGAACTACGCGGGAGTGGTGAACATGGACTACCGTATTCCCATGGGCATCGGTGATGGAATAGCTCTCCGGTACCGGGTCTCCGCCCTCAAAGGTTAAGTTCATATTGGGCGTAATCCCCTGCCAGCGGTCGAGAATGTACAGTCCTTTAAAACTGCCGGGATAGATCATATCCATGTCCAAGGGCTTGGAGAGGTCGTCCTGACCATCAATCATGATCAGTCCAGCGGCACCTCCGTACAAGCGTCCCCACCGCAGGCCCTCGTTGATGCGGTCCCGGATGCGTGTCTCCTGCTCCACACGCTCTAATGCGTTTGTTGCTTCCGGGGTGTAGCTGCCTTTCAGGGCGTACCATTCCCGCAGCATGTCATCCACCATCAGGCCCACCACGTTCTGTACCACCCAATTATCGCGATACAGGCTATTCAGCAAAGCATAGTTGTCTGTCATGCGGGTCAGCGGGTACTCCGTGGCCTCTAGTGGGGACTGACTTCCCCAACCAAGGCGGAACAAGGGATTGCTGAATGCGTCTTGGATGGTCACCGCCTCTGTGTTCGGTTGTTCGCCTCTGGGGCGGTTTCTGTTTCGCCTGGACACTACTCAAACCTCCAGTTCGGAAGATAGTTGCAAAAATAACGGCAGCTGTCCATGTCATGGTCGCACTGCTTGACTGGCTTTTCCTCGCCGCGCATGGCCGCCTTGTCGTCCCACATATAAGTTCCGATCTCATCCAAAAAGCCGCTGCATTCCTCATGCACCAGCAATTCCCGACGCTTTACTAATACACTCATGCGCCGAATGCCGTCCAACACATCATTGTTTGCCTCTCGGACATAAACCCCGCGCTGCCGCAGGGCCACGATAAACGACGCCGCGGAAGGGTCTACTAGCACAGTTGCATCTCTCTCCCCCATGAACTCCAGGAAATCATCGGCGTACTCCTGATCTGTTTTCTGCCGCCGCTCTTTCCGGCTGTCCCACCGATATTCCCGATCTACCCGGATGATCTCTCCGTCGTCATAAATGTCCAGAAACACCGTCGGGTTGGTCGTTCCGTAGTCGCAGGCTATATATCGTTGAGAGCGGTCATACATACCAACGGGCCGATCTCGGTACACGTTTTCCGTCGGGTCAAACATATCGTAGATCAAGCCCTCAGACATGACCCAGCGCCCCATGATATAACGCTCGTAAAATAGACCGCTGTACATAGATCGATAGCGCTCTTTGGTGGCCTCATCCAGCGCCGGGTTATCATCCATCAGAAAGTGCAAATGCAGTGCGTTGTGCTTCTCTGGTCGCAAAATCCATTCCTGTCGGAACCAGTGCTGCGGGTTCTCCGGGTTGCAGTTGAACCACAGCTTGGCCCCTTTCACAGAGCACCGAGCAAGGGCCTGCTCCACGAAAGACCGCGGCATCAGCGCCACTTCGTCCAACAGCACCCCGGCCAGCGTCACGCCCTGCACCAGGGTATAGGAGCTCTCGTCCTTGCCGCCGAACAGGTAAATACGGTTCTCCCGGTGTCCGCGCCGGGCAATAATCACATGATCACCCCGGTTGTATCGAATGTCAAAATTCTGTTGCAGGTAAACCACAGATAGCAGCGGCGTCACAATGTTCCGCTCCACCGCTCCCACGGATTTTCCACAGAATGCAAATGCGCAGTTGTTGAAATTACCCATCGCCCACAGGAAGAAAGACAGGGACATGATAGAGGTTTTCCCGCTTCGCACCGCGCCGTCGCAGATCAATGCGTCATATTTTGAGTACGGAAATCTCATGATCTCTTTTTGTTTTTCGCTAAATCCCATTCTGTGCTTCCTCTTTTAGACTTTTTGTGATGGGGTCGTCCATGTCCTGCATACTGCCGACACCCGCCGCCCCCTGCTCTCCCAACAAGTCAAACAGCACCTTCGCCGCCTTTGCGTCGCCCTTGGCCGCCTTTAGGGTCAGGCCAGCGATAACTGCCATCTGGTTATCCACGTCCTCCGGTTCTACGCCATCACGGGCCAGCTTGTTCCATGCCCGCTTATCCGCTACCGGGAGAGAGAGGTACAAATCTGCCGCTTCTCTCAGGCTACGCTTTCGCCGTCGTGACGCGCCGGATGCACGGCCACCTTCTCGCCCAAGTTCTCTTGCTTCACTCTTGCTTCGCCGGTCCATCGGTATAAGGTTCTGTTCATTCGGCATGTCACCACCTCTCGGTCATTTTTTGCCCCGCCCCCGTCTCGCGCAACTGCGGGGCGGCATATCCCCCTTTGCGGGGGAGCTGTGAGTTTTTCGGCTTTTCTCACTTGCCTTTCGCCAAGAAATTCTGTAAGGACTTGCGCCCTGGCACGGGTGGAAGGCTCTGTTCCCCCAACCTCCGGTTTTGGAGACCGGCGCTCTCCATTTAGCTACACCCGTATATGTGCGCTTCTCGCTTAAATTGTCACACCATCAATCAGTCAGCTACATTCCATTCGGAGTTTCACTGTCCTACGGCAGTTTTCAGCGGGATAGCGCTGGTAGTTATCGCCCTACACAAGCGTCCGGCTTCCACGGATGGGAGCGACCCCGCATTTCGGGGCAGGTCATAGCTGCCACCGCTTCCGCCTCCATGACAGGCGGGCGTCATGTCTCTTCTCCGGTTCCATCAGACGCTGTAGGCTTACCGGTATAGTGTCTTTCCACTGCCAGCTCCGTGGCCTTTGGAGCAGCTTATCTAGTTCCCCAAAAGGGTATAAATTTGCCCTTGACCGGACTCGAACCGGCGACGCTTCAATCACCCATATTCCTGGGCCGCTCTACCTACTGGGCTACAAGGGCATAGGAGGCCCGGAGGCGGAGGTGAACCTCCGGGCAGAGGGGAAAAGGAGTGGGAGTGCAGAGATACGCCCCCACACTCCCATTTTCCCATACATTGACTTTTCTGCTCCCACTTTTGTGGGAATTACCGCCTTATATTTTTGAGATGATGAAAAGTTATAGCCTGTGTACAAACGGGAAATTTGTCCGCCCCAGCAGATAGTCAGTGCTGACTCCATAGTAATCCGCGATCTTGTAAAGCGCATCCATTGAGGGCTCTACTTCTCCCCGCTCATATCGTCTTAACATATCAGGGTGCAGCCCCATCAGCTGTGATGTAACTGTCATACTCCGAACTGGCCGCATACTCTCCCTCAGCCTCCTCAGCCTATCCGGGAACTCATTCAAGGGCTATCCCTCCTCATGCTTGTCTCTGTTCTTGCTTGCAATGGCATTAGCAATCGCGCATACTATTTCGTCGATGACGAGCAGAGCAAAAGTCAGCAAGAAAAAGGTCATCCACGGATGGGCAAGACACCATTCGGTCATGTGGCTATCCCTCCCACAATTCTAGCGCCCGCTTCGGACTCTAAGACGGTATGTAAATCCTCGATGCTGCAATAGCCTTCCGCAATGCTGTCCGCCAAGTCTCCAACCTCTTTCCAGACCTTTTGCAGAGCTTCCAGATCAAAGCCCTCCTTATCGCGCAGGGCCATCAAAAATAGAGCGCTTGCGAATTTGATGCCATCATCCCGCCCACGAAGCTCAGCCCGTTTTACATCTGCCTTTGACGCCGGCTGTCTGCGGGGGTTGACTTTTTTACTCATGCTGCTGATTCTCCTTTGGTGGTTCGGGGAGGTGCATCCAGTGGGTGACAATCCCAGGCCATCCTCTCCCCGTTCCTCTTTCGATTCCCCAGTGATCTTTGTAGTTGTGTTTAAAGTTGGCATATGCAAGGCCATCAAGTCCATAAATTTTGCTGTTACCCCAATATCTAGGGGCATAGACCAAATACCATCCATCCTTTTCCGGAAGCCTCTCCTTGACGCGAATCCACTCACTCATGCTGTCCGCCACCTCTCTAACACATTGATTATCTCAACTGCCGTGTCATAGTCGATACGGAATCTATTATAATATAGTTCGGAAATCAGGTTCCGCGCCTTGTAGATGGTGTCTCGCCGCTTCTTCTCAGCAGCATCTTCCGCTTCTTGAAGCTCTGCCTCGATAAGCAATTCTGCCGTTGGCGGGCTAATCTCTCCAGGTGTTTTCCCATAGCCGCCTACTCTTCCAGACCAGCTCCATGGAGATTCTTTAAAACTGCCCCGATTGGTCCTGACAATACCAGATGGAGTGACTTTTTCTACTTTGGCAGTTTGAATCCTTCCCGCAACCCCAAACCCGCTGTATATCACGATATCTCCCGGCTTTAACGATTTCACCCATGCCAGTGATTCTTCTTTTGTCATTGCCCGCCCTCCCCGCCGTGGACTTTCTTTTTCATCTCTTTTGCAGCTCCTTCACCCACACCAAGGGCATAGGAATAAATCAGCCAGCAAACGAAGCTTCCTACCCAGCAGAAAACCAAGACAGGCATCGGCACCACAAACCATCCATTTGCTTTGACAATGGACAGGATGATGCCCAGGAAAAGGAGCAGTTTAATCATCATTGCCGCCCTCCCCGTCGTAGATGTTGCCGATGATCTCAATTCCGCCAGTTGAAAGATGCTTATTTACGCCCATACTTTCAGCGCCATTCAGCCAAACGCAAAATCTATTCCACTCTGGGTCATAGCATACAGGGGCTTCTTTTTGTTCGCCCTTCCAGTTCGTCCAGCGGATGATATCTCCCTCAAAAATTTTCCCATTCTTGTCGGTCAGGCCGGTATACTGGCATACCGTGGAGGGGGCAACCTCAAAGAACCCACCAAGCATAATACCTTTTGTGGGCGGGTCTGCCCTGGCTGAAACCAACCGTGGCAGAATGTACGCTCCCGGCATAAAGTCGGCATCTGCCGGGACATTCACAATGTTTCCCTCTACCCATTCGCCATCACTCAGCCGCTTGGCTTTGAAAAGGATTTCTCTATTCATCTTTGCTTTCCTCCTCCATTTCCAGTGCGAACAATACCCGTGTGGCAGCGTGCGACAGATGGTCATTTGAGGTGTCACCTGCCAGCCACGCCAGAAGATGCGTGATCGCCCGCCCAACATGCTCCTTTGCCGGAATGAGTTTATAGTTCTCCTCACTGTAACCATGCACCGCCTCGGATTCCCAGCGCACATGTGATACCGCCAAGAGGGCACGGGGCGGGAGCCATTCAGAGCGATAAGGTCTTGCATGCTGTTGCCCGCCTTCCTTGTTGGTAGAGATCATCCCATTCTTTGAGAGAGTCCACGCGTCGGCTTTGGCTTGCTGGTCATTGTTGCTCATTTGGCACCTCCTATGATCTCGTCCAGCTTGACGGATTCGCCGGGACGGATGGCCGGGAACAAGTCTTTATCAATGTCCGTTATCCATCCACATGTATTGTTACTCAATCCGATTACTCCGCTATCCTTAATCCTTTCTACATACTCCGCTTTAGGGTAAAGCACTTGAATTGCCCTAAAAAGTTCCACCTCCTGCTCCGTCCAGCGGGGCTTTTCCTCCAAATCCCACTCATGTACCCATTCACGACAGCAAATCCCTCTCTGATAGATAGGGCAGATCTGTTCGCACGGCTTATTTGTGTGGGACTTTCTGTATTGATAACACCACTCTTTCAGTTCCCCCAGTGTCCACTCCTTCAACGGCTTGTCCATGTTGGCCTCCTCCAAATGAATGTCAAACTCTTTTCCGCAAACAGGGCATTCCATTATGCAAGCTTCCTCCAACTGTCCGGGATTTCCGGATGGTTCATCATCCTCCACCACCTCATAGCCCATCAGGCGGGCAACAAAGTATGCTGATTTGCCCCTAAGCATCCCACATGGTGCTCCAAGGTACTCTAATTTGCAGGGAGAGCTCCCAGCTCCGCAGATTTCGCAATGAGTTTCAAGCACTTCCCCCGTCTTACTCCGAAACTTCATGGTCGGCCTCCTTATCCATGCGAGCGCCGCACGTCGGACAGTATGGCATACTCTCAAATTTCAGCGATTGTGTTCCAGCGCAAACAGAACACCTAACTCTTGAAATAATTCCGCTTGCAGTTACAAACTTTTCCCATCTCCCGTGCCGCACCTCCGCAACGTCGGCGGCGGGGATCAATAACTCTATGCGCTCCAAAACTTCTCTCAAATCCAAGTCTCGGACTCCTTGGCTTTGTAACCATTCAACGTCTGCCCGAATCTCAGCGACAGAAACGTATTTATCCATCCTGCTCCCTCCGTATTGCGGCCTCAATATCCATAACAATAGTTAGCTTCTTTCCATTGCATGTAACAAACCAGCCACTTCCCTCAGGCAATACCCGATTTTCCTTGTGCGCTTGGGCCAGTTCGCGGAGGCGGTCAATGGAACCGAGAGCGAGGTATTGGCATAGTGTTTCGTGTTCCTGCTGCCAGCATTCCGCAAGATGGACTACGCCTTCCGGCTCTAGGCCGGTGTCCTCGTAGGCGGCAAGGCGATTAATGGCAGCTTCTATCAAAGAGTAGTCGCCGTACCAATCAGAGTTTTCATACAGATCATTGACAATATCAGAAGTAATATCACTCAGCCGCTTCATGTCAGACCTCCTCGTGCCAATTTTGTAATGCATGTTTTAGGGTCTCATTCTCCCGCTTCATCTGATCCAACTCGGTCTCTTGTTCTTTCAGCAGTTTGTCCCGCCGTTCCAATTCTGCGGCCTGCTGAGCAATCAGTTTTGATTTCTGCTCCAGCTCGTCCCGCAGCTTCTCGCTTTCTGCCAGCAGGGCGGTGAGGGCGTCGGCAGCGTCAGTGACAAGTTTTTCTCCTGTAGGCACAGAACACCACAGCCCGTCTTTTTGTTTTAATTGCTCAATCAGCTTTTCGTAGTCCATCAGGGTTCTTCTCTCCTTTGTCCCCCCAGCCAAAGGCGCTTTTAATCGCCTCCAACAGTTTCCTCCACATTGATTTCCTGTTTTTCAGTCTAGCGTTTTCATCCAACAGGGCAGTGATAGCATCCGCAGCTTCTTCCACTAAGTTACATACCCCATCAGAATACACCAATGGACCTTGCAGGTTGTATGGATATGGCGCGCCGACTAGTTCTCCGTATGGGATTTTCTCACTTTCCGGTGGCAACCAATCTCTTAAGTCAGCCACAAGCTTTTCGTAGTCCATCAGGTGTACTCCTCTCCCTCCGGCGGGTGGCGGTAAAATTTCATTCTTGTAACATCGTATTCTCCACTCTTTGTGAGAACAGAAATTCCATAACCGCACACCCTAACAATTCCCCACCGCTTTATAGTGTCAACCCACACCGGCTCCCCATCCATCTCCTGCAACTCCTCCATCGTCAGCGCCTCGTTCGGCGGGGTGAGGGTGGGCTGATATGGAATCGCCTCGTTCGGGTGTGAGTCCTCCCATTCCAGGATGGCCTTGACCAACTCGGCATTGTTCCGGCTGTTAAAATGCAGGACAAATGTTGTATTCCCCATCGGGATATCCAATGCCCAGTCACAGACCATCGGCCTTATTTGGTATTCCCTAATCGCCCTTGCCATCTTTCATCGCCTCCCGTTCTGCCATTTTCCAAACGCTATTATGGAATCGGGCTATGTCTTGCGTTCCCTTTTTGTACCCCGCCAAATAACAACAGCAACATAGCATCAGTAGCAGTATTGCCCCAAACAGGGCTAAGACCACAATTTCATCCATCTTTCAGTGCCTCCAATACAATGTTTTTGATTTCATCGTATTTACTTGCGTTTGCCTTGTGCCATGACCAAACAGTCGTCCATGCGTAATCTCCGATAGGCTGTCTTATTGCTGACCTGATGTAATATATCTTCAAGTAATCATCTACAAGCAAGTCAACAAATTCAGGCCCAAAAAACGAATTCCCGCAGTATATGGATGATGTAACAAGGTCATAATCGATGGGAGCAAACTTCTCGTCATCTTCTGATAAATCTCCTATTTGTTCAAACCATTCTTCGGGGAGAATTTTATACAAATCAATCATGCAGCGCCTCCATCCTCTCCATCACCATGTCCACGGCCTTGTCCGTCAACGGCCGCCCGCAATTCAGGCAAAATTTACTGTTCAGCTCTATGTCAAAAGCCTCGTGATCCATGTGTTGATTACATACCGCCATAGCTCTAAACGCTGGGATGTGAAGTTTCGGCGGCCCGTTTTTACATGCCGGGCACCCAGGAAACACCTTCTCCACCTGCTCCCGGCTGACGGGGCGGAGGGCCTTTATTTTTACCTTTTCCAGCTCAATGGCTCTTTCCCGCTGCCGTTTCCCATAATGGTGAGTTGGCGCGCTTTTCAGGTGCTTGATTCTATCCTCACAGCTTTTGATGGCAGCTTCTTCCCGCGTCATTGGTGGGCCTCCTTTTCCATCTTCTCCTTGATAGCCGACAGGATGAAATCCCGGTTCAGCACATACAGGTCCGTAATTCCGTGCTCCTTGCACATCTTGATGATCTCGTCCATGATGTGGTTTTTGATATCTTCTTTCCAGAGGACAACCGCCTGTATCGTTGCAGAGGCTACAGTGTTTCCATTCTCGTCTGTTCTGACTTGCAAGGCTGGGTCCCCAATGTCAACATATTCTCCTGGGTTCTTCATTCCATCCCCTCCAGTATCTCCATCTCCTCCGCACTCAAAATCGGCGCGCGGGTGTTCCAGGCGAGGCGGGCTTCGTATTCCGTCTTATACCATCCGCTGTTTGTAAAACATTTCGTGCAGATCACATTTCTGCGGACATTTGGCTGATAGTAGCGTTCGCTCCGCACCCTTGCCTTTCCTCTGCACATAGGACATAGCAGCAGCACCCCCGCCTCGCTCAGTCTTTTACTTGCCTCGTGGTCGCCCAGCAGGGCGCGCCTTTCGGCTGTCATGTCATCCTCCTGACTGGCTCTGCGTAAATCTCAACAGGCGTTTTCTTTCCAGCGCGGAATCTGGACAGATATTCCCGGACCGTGTGCTCCTGAATTTCCAGGAAATTTGCGCATTCCTTCACGCTGCCTTCAAACAGGTACTGCCCATCCCGGTCATAGAGCGTGTACAGAGTGTGGTATGTTTGACCGCGGGCCCTCTCGATTCCGGCTTTCTTCCTGTGGTAGCTGACCGTCGCTGGGGCAGCGCCCACCGCTTTTCCGATCTCTCTGTCTGTGCATCCGCTCCGCGCCATTTCGAGCAGCCGCAGCAGTGTCTTACTGGTCATGTCGTCCGGCCTCCCACTCTCGGTAAATGGTCATGAAATCCTCCGCCCGAAGGGTGACAAGCCACTCCTCCCGACTGTGCCTGTGAAACACCACGGGAATCAAGGCGGCAGCCGCGTCTCTAACCGCCTGCTTCAATGCCTCCCGAACGTTCAGCCGTTCGACGGCCTTGCACTCGATATGTAGGCCTGGAAGCCCGATCACGTCCGCCGCCTCTCCGGTTTTTCCACAGTACTGTGCCGTTCTGCGGCACTCATAGCCGTGCTCCCGCAGGAAGTGGACCAGGCGAAGCTCTCCCTCTTTTCCCTTGCGCTTGCTGTTCATTTCACATACCCCCAGGCGCTTTTATTCACGCTCTCCGCTGAGGAATTCTTGCCGGATTCCCGCTTTTTCTCCAGTGCATCCCAATCCGCAAGGCACCGGACGCCGCGCGATTGCTTGTCCTGCAGGATTTTGCGGATATACGGCCATGTGGCCGCTTTGCTGTCCAGAGCGATGTCAAAGGCCCTCCGGCATACTTCTGCGCCCATGACTTCTGCAAACCCGCGCAGTTCGTCAAGGGAGGACGGGGACGCGGATGGGTTTACCCGGTTCAGATAGTCAGACACTACCTCCGCTTCCGCTCCTGTTGGCAGTGGGGGGGGTAGGGGGGGACAACCCTGACCTTGTCCTTGACCTTGTCCTTGACCTTGTCCTTGACCTTGTCCATGGCTTTTTTCGCTTTCTTCAAAACCCATTGGGTTTTTTGGGTTTTCAGTAAACCAATTCGGTTTTTCTCCCTTAGGTGGTCTTCCGCCTTTTTTACCATTTTCCCGGTTGGTTGTGGCGGTTGCCTCTTGCGCCTGCAAAGATTCGTCGATGTCCCTTTTGATGGCTGGCCAAACGTACCGTTCATTCCCGTTGAATTCTGGCTCCACTCCCGACGCACGATATTTCATCATGGCCAGCACCAGACGCCCCACTTCACCGTCACTGTACGGCTCGAAATAGCTTTCGTAGCTCATCCAAAGCTTGACATATTCCTTTTTTTCCGCCATTGCCTTACTCCTCTTCGGAGCGTCGAACTACAACGTCAAAGTTGTTCTTTCCTGCGGTAAACAACCGGAGCAAAGCGGGAAGTTCGCATTCACGCACCCCTTGAATAGTTACCGTATCGTTTGCATCGTCCAGATAACCACCATCAATAACAAACAGTGTATATTTCATTGATAGCCCTCCCATCAAAACGGTAGCTCGCCGTCTTCCTCGCTGATCTCTGCGAAGTCGGAGGCGGAAACGTCCACACCGTGGGAGACAGGACGGGAGCCCTGGTCATCTTTCTTGGAATCCCCAAAGTAGACGTTATTCGCGATCACCTCGGCGCTGCGGCGCTTACCGCCGTCCTTGTCCGTCCGGTCCCGGATTTGAAGCCGGCCCTCCACAACAGCCATGCGGCCTTTGGAGAAGTACTTGCTGACAAATTCAGCGGTAGAGCGCCAGGCCACAATATCAATGAAGTCCGTCTCCTTCTCGCCGGATTGGGACTTGAAGTCCCGGTCCACGGCAAGGGAAAACGACGTCACGGCGGTGCCGTTTCCGGTGCGGCGCAGCTCCGGGTCTTTGCAAAGACGCCCTTGCAAAATGATTCTATTGAGCATTGTTGTCCTCCAATCTGTACTCGGCGTAGCTGACGCTCTCGCCGTAACGGTTCTTTGCGGAGACCATGCGGCGGGTGATGTGGTGTCCGCCCTGCCGCAGGTCGTATATGCGGGCCCCTAAACGGTAGCAGCCCAGGTCGCCTAGCGCCTGCATGGGGTTGATGGAACCGAAGTCCTGCATGTACTGTAAAACGCGCTCACATTGGGTCATGGGTTCTCCCCCTTCCGATAGATCATATCCTCCCGGTTCCAGTCAGGGTAAAAGCATTTTAGATAGGAAATGGCATGTACGTACATGGTCTCCCGGTTGCGGCCCTCGTCAAACTCTCTATGGCATTTCTGGCAGGCCGTAACAACGTTTCTCTCAATGCCAAGACCGCCCTGAGAGCGGCGTACAATGTGAGCAATGGGGGCGCCGGGCCTCCTGCAGAAAATGCACAGGTGGTTGTCCCGCTCCCACACGGCCCGCTTGACCTTCGGAGATATGGATGTGGCCTTAGTGAGTTTGTTCATCCCATCCCTCCATCATCGCTGCTAGTTTCTCTGGCTGTAAGATCTCGATTCCCTGCTCTCTGCAGTCGTCAATAATTAGGTCGATTAGACGGGACATCTGAACAGTGTCATAAGTACTGGAGCCGTAGTAGAGTGTGACATTGGTGCAGCCACTGATCTTACTTGGGAACGTCTCCGTCTGCCAGCCAATTCCATTGTGCCGCCAGCCATCCACCAACTTGTCCACGGCCTTATTTCGAACGCAGACAGTCTCGGAATTTCCTCCGATGTCACGGATGTACTCCCGGTAAAGGTCTTCTTTCTTTACCTGCAGGACTTCCGCAAGTTTGTCTAGCAGCACCCAGCAATAAGCGTTGGCGTCCAGGCTGCGGCGCTCTCTGTGGGGTTTGATGGTTACGTCATAAGTCTTTCCAGGGCGGATGCTGCTACAGACATCCAACGCCTGCCGGTGGGACACTTGAACACAAACCCAGGTGCCATCACTGTCCTGTTGCCAGCGTACGTTGTTCGTCTGCATTAGGCCACACTCCTTTTTTCAAGCAATTCGACAAATAAATCAGACGGGGCAAATATTCTGTCTTGACCCATTCCGCGTCGTATTGGATTGGGTAGTAAGAAATTCTGGCATCATCGATAGGGGAAAACCAGTTAAGATAGTCCTCTGGAAGCAGATGATATGCAACAATACGGCATTGCTTCTTTGCGCCGAACATCTCTGCTTGGCACTGCTGCCAATAGGCTTTTGATACTACAAAATGGTCCTTTCCATAAGTTTTTACCTCGCTGATTTCGTCCTTGGTCTCGCCATCCAGATTAATGCGAAGACATAGCCGAGGAATTCTGATTTGACGGTCCATTTTCCGGATGCCGATATGTTCCAGGATTCTGTGTTCAAAAGCTGTTCCTGTCAGCATTGCATCTGTGGTAAAGTCCTCTTGTCGAATGCCCAGTTTTACCATCCACCACTTTTCAAATGTGGGTGTTTCCCAGCTCCCCACGATTTTTCCTGTATCGCTGGCACCAAACCAGCCAGACCTTTCATGATCGTGAATCATAATTGCTGAAGTTTCTGTTCTAGGGTAGCGATGTTGTTGAATTGCAACATCAGTGTGCGGAATTGCTTATCATTAAGATTCAGTGTCGACAAAAGGTCTCTATGGTCCAATCCAGCTTTCTCTTTTGCGGTAATCAACCGCTCAATGCGTTCTTTGATGGACCAAATACTATGTCCGCTCAAATCGTCACTATCCCGTTCTGTGTCCTTTTCTGTGGTCCACAGATTAAATCCGAGGCCTGTATGGATGGCAACGCCTTTGACAAACGCTCTTGCGTGGGCGTTGGAGATTCTAAGCTGATTGAGTGTATCTTCGTACACTACTAATGACCCATTCATCAGGGGCATATCCATCGTGAATACCAAATCATCAATGTGTACCTCAACAGACACAAACCAGCATCCGGTCTTTCTTCCATCTTTATTTGCCACATCGGCAGAGGTAAAAAGATAGCTGCCCTCCAATGTTTTCAAAGGTGTAAAGTAAACAGTTTCTGCTCCGTTCTCATGGAGCATAGATTTGCAGGTGGCCCAGTTCAGATAAGGAACCTTGATTTTTTTCCCGTTATCGTCCTTCGCCTCTCGGTAATCGCAGCGAGGCAGTACATCAACCTGCACCATCTCATGGTATGGTTTCAACATTGTTATTCCTCCACTCTGACTACCGGTATGTCCATCATTCCGGCAATCTCATCTAAATTCGTGTCTATCCAGTCTAAAACGTAGTCTTTGAAACAAAATTTGCAGTAAATCTCCCCGTCTACGATGTAATACTTTTCGCAGTCATCTTCCAGAACGGGGTTCAGGGTGTGTGTGCACTGACTGCATTCTGGATATTTTTTCATCTCGCATCCTTCCGCTTTTGCTGTTTCCAAACCCTGCCGGAACAATCGACAGAGCAGAATCGTTTTTGCCGTCGCTTCAAAACTGCGCCGCACACCTCACAGTACCGGGTTCCAATTGATGGATGTCCTTTTCTTGGCGGTGGGTCTCCAGGGTGAAGCAATTTCCATTGCCCGTAGGTCATATGGGCTTTACGTGCGGAAACCGAATCCTCAATCAGGCTCATTCCTCGCACCACCAAATATCAGCCGTTTTCACACCCAGTGATAAGGCCTCTTGGTGCCCCTGGACTGCCAAATCTATACGATTTCCCCGGATAGCAGGGCCGGTATCGTCCGCCCGCAGATACAACATTTCGCCGTTGTGCGCGATCATGATGGTGCTGCCCAGCGGAATCACGGCAGGGTCTACAGCACAGCTCACATACGGAGTCACGCGCCGTCCGCTGGCAGTGATGCCGGAGCCTGTCCCGCAGATGTGTGGGCGCTCCTCGCAGCAGTAGAAGGTGATGGTTGCGTCCTCCATTTTGGTTGAGCGGGCCAACAGTGCGGCCTCAATCAGCTCATTTTCAGCCGCCTCCAGCTCGTCCAACGTGATCTCCGGCATGATGGCTTTTGTGTGTTCCGGGCGCGGAGGCTCCGCATCCACATTCAGCGCCAGGAATCCAATTAACCAGATTGCCAGAAGCCCAACGAAGCAAAGATATGTAAGAATCCTCAGCGTTCGATTACTGCGCCGCCGTCGCTCCTCGCGGGTAAGCCGTCGCTTCATACCCGCCCCTCCAGCTTGTCCACCACCCAGAAAAGGCCCCTGGTAAATGTGCATACTCCTAGCAGCACAAAGAAAAATGTTAAATTGTTCATCAGCTTGCCCCCATAATCTTTTTTTGTTCATCTTCTGTGAAAGCGAGCATCCGGTTTAGTTTAAATAACTCAAAGTCTCCCCACCCTGTCCGAAAGCGGTATTGGATTTGGGTCTG